GCAACTGGAGCGGCCACCCGTCAGGGCGATACTCCAGCGTCACCTCGACTTGCCAGTAGCGGATCTCGGCCTCGTTCACCACCTCGACGGCCGGGGTGGCAGCAATGCCACTGCACTTCCACGTGTAGGGATCGCCGCCTAGGTACGACGAAGAGTTGACTGAGTTCGTCACCGTCGTCGCGAGCCCGTAGTCAAACGTTGGGCGATTGCCGCTGATAGACGCCTGAAGCGTGCTGATGTCGGCGGTCGCCCCCTCAAAAAAATCGTTGGCAGAGTTTTGAAGAGGCGCGAGCGTGTTGCCGTTGTAGTAGTAGAGCGCCGGCACTTGCAGGCCGCCCGTTGACCACTTCCAGATGTCTGCTCGAGCCAGCGGGTTGGGGTCTATGTTTTGCTGCTTGGGCAACTCGTAATCCCACGTTACCTCATAGTGCCAGCGTGAGCCGTTGTAGTTGGCGACGGCCACGTTCATCGCTAGGCAGTAAGACGCCTCTGGGTGTGAGTTTAGAAACGACACGCCAGGGGCGTTGGCAATCAGCGTTTGCTGCGTCGTTGGGTCGTCAACCTCGACAACGAACTTGCGTTGAAAGGTGGGCGGCTCGCCAAACTTTCGAGAAGCAGCGACGGTGGCAAGTTCGGTGGTTGAGACGATGCCCATTACGCTGCGGCTCCCAAGATGTCTACCTTTTCTTGCTGCAACGCGCGAAGTTCGGCCTTGAGTTCATCCAGCTTCTGCGTCTGCTTTCGGTACTCGGCAATGGCGGGATCTTCGCGGCCCGTGGCTAGGGCCAAGAATTGCGCCATGCCCTCGCCGGAGCGAAGATCGTTTGCCTTTAAGGCTTCGTTGGACTTGCCGCCAAGGGCGGACTGGCGCTCAGACACGATTGCGTCAATGTCGCCACGCTTGGCGGCCATCTTCTCGTCAACGGCAGCAGCTTCCTTGGCGATGCGTTCCTTTTCTTTTGCAGCCTCTTCTTCTGCACGCTTGGCATCTGCGGCAGCTTTCTCTTGCGCTCTGGCCGCATCTTCGGCAGCTTTCTTTTCTGCAGCCTGCCTGTCTTCAATGCCCTTGATGTTCTCTCGGTATACCTGGTTTCTCTTTTCCGCTTCCCGGTTGTACGTCTCCTCGTTGATGCGACCGTCAGCCAACTGGGCATCAAGATCCATCAATGCGTTCTGGTATTCTTGCGCGGCCGCGCGGCCGGCGGCTCCAAACTGCTCAGCAGCCTTAGTGGCTTCAAAAAACTTGTCAGTCTGGCGAGTCGTGGCCCGTTGCTGACGCTGTTCGTCTTCTGCGTCTTGCTTTGCCATGGCGGCAGCGGCCTCTTGGCGTGCCTTTTCAGCACCATCGTCAACGGTAGCGGCAGCAGCTGCGGCACCAGCAGCGCTTTTTTCGGCCGGCTTCTCGCCGCTCGCAAACGCCCGGCCGATGATTGGCACCTTCGACATGAAGGCGTAGAAATCCTTGATCTTCTGCGACGCCCAATCAATCTGCTCCCCGATGTAGCCAAACGCCGCGTTCATGCCGCTTCGGATGGCCTCCACGACGTTGGTGAGCCCGACGATGAACGGCGAGAGGAAGGTTTGGACAACAGCCCCGGCAACTTTCAGCACGACGCCAAGGGCTTCAGCCATAACGCCCACAAACTTCAGGACGCCTTCCACGAGCGTGCCGATGAGCGTGAATACTGGGGCGATCACCTGAGCGATTGGCGACAGAATCGACGTAATGCCTTCCACGACTCCGCTAATGCCGTCCGTGAAACCAGCAAGCCCAGACTGAATCGCAGCGAACGCACCAACGAAAGGCGTCACAAACACGTCGGCCAGCCCGGCAAAAGCACTCTCGGAACGCTCGCCGGCAGCAGTCGCCTCTTCCATGGCAAAGGCTAGGTTGTCCACCTGCTGGGCCTGCACCTGGCCGAGCTCAGCGTTTAACGATTCAAGCGAGACGGTTCCGGCTGTGATCCCGGCGGCCATCTCAAAGGCTCGGTCCTTGGCGTTCAGAAACGCCTTGCCGAGATTCACCGCCAGCAACGCACCGCCGATGAGCGGATTGCTCAGCCCTAACACGGCAGCCGCAGTGGTTCCTGCGGCACCGCCACCAAGGGCCAAGCCGATGCCAAGTGCCTTGGCTGCCAGAATCATCGTGCGAGCCGCCATAGCCCCCTTGAAGGCACTGACGGCAAAATCTTTCAGCCCGGCCGGGTTGCGAATGGCTGAGAACACTCGCCACTGCAAGTACGTCCACGCAATGTCTTTTCCGAAAGCGATGACGCTCACGCCGGCATCCGCCACGCTCTTGGTGGCATCGCCAATGCCGCCAATCGCACCGCTGAGCCCGTTCACAATCCGCTCAGTGACGCTGGCCGCTCGGGCCATCTCGTCTACGCTCGAGGTGGCCGCCTTTAGCTCTGCGTCAGCCTTGGCTACGGCCCGGCCGTACACTTCTTGGCTAAGCAAGCCCTTCTGCATCATCGTGTCGAGCTTGCCGATGGTGTCGGCGTACTTCTCAGTGGGCGTCCGCAGTTCCGCCGTGATCTTCGCCGCCTGGCGAAACTCGGCGGACGTGGCCTTTGCGCTGGCCCCAACCTTTGACAACTCGCGGTCTGCCTGGGCAACGCCAGCGGCTACGCCATCGGCGTTCGCGCTCAGCTGAAAGGCTAGGTCAAGTTTGGCCATGGGTGGGCGGTTTCAGTTTTGAGAGTTCTGCAGCTATCTCTTCGCCCGTCATAGGTGGACGGCGAATCGGCATGAAGTCTTCCGGCTTTGGTGTTTTGCCTTTGACGTGCGGGGCTATCGTCAACGCCGCCAGCGTTCCAGTCTGCTGCCACTCCCTGCCAAACGGCTCCACGTACCTATCAAACGCCATCCACTCTCTCAGCAACGTCACCGGCATTTCGTTGACGTATTCCCAACTCCAGCCAGTCGCTAGCGCCAATCGAAACAGGAAAGCCCGGTCTGGCCGGGCTCTCAGTTTTTTGCCAGTTCCTCAATCGACTCATCGGAAAGGTTGTTGTGCTCCATGGCGGCCTGCCAAACGCGATTCACTACCCGAGCAGACTTAGACGCCAGCCGGGCCACGTCGCCGTTGTCAAAGAGTCGGTTGCCCTTCTCATCCACAAGGCACCGCACAAGAAACTTGGAGCGAAAATCATCCACGCCAGTTTCTTTCTTACGCATCCACTCGTTTTCGTATGCGTCTCGCTCGCCCACGCTCATCACGCGGATGTACACGTCGCCGCCCCACTCGGGCACAGTGAGCTTGAGCATTCCCAGATCGTCAGCGGCAAGAATCTGGTCTTTGGTCAACGATGGCATGACTACTCCGTGATCTTGAAAACTGCGGTCCATTCCTGCAGTTCACCCACGCTAGCATTCCAGGCAAGCGATTGAAGGATTGCCCTGCTGGACGAAAACGACGCACTAGGGGCTGTGATTGAGAGAGCGCCGGTGGTCGTGACGTACGACGTGCTCATTGCCGCTGTGCCACGGCATCGCACGGTGACGGTGCCATAATCGCCGTCTGCGGGCTTGAACCGCTTATCACGCCCTTGATAACCCTTCGGCGTAATCTCAACCACGTCCGAAGACACGCCATCAACGGAGACAGAAACCACCTCAGAGAGCGCAGTGCTTCTCCAAGTGACTGTGGTGCCTTGCGAGACAAACGCCACGACGGCCTCCCGTCGTTAGCTTTTCACCTTGAACGTCAGCGACTGCTTCACAAGCTCGCCAACGCTGTAGGCCACGCTGGAGCTCGAGACGGTTGCCGTGTACGTCGTGGACGCAAACGCGAGCGTGCCAGACTGGCCAATTGCAATCGCCGTCGTCCCAAACGCTTCGCAGCTAACCTCATCGTCCTTCAGGGCCGGAGACTGAAAAACGCGGTTTGCCCCAGACGCAAGTCCAAGGTGCGACCAATCCAGAAGGTCGCCGCCCGGCGTTACAGTCACGCTAGTGACGGTGTACGTGCTGCCGCTGAACGTGAACGTACTGCCCTGAGAATCGGATGGCATCTGGCCTTCTCCTAGTGAGTTATGGGCGGCAAAGCCCTACCCCAAAACTAGGCGACCACGGGGCAACCCTTGCAGTTACTCAACGCCGTCAATGGCGTTCTGCATGACTGCTTCAAGGTTGGCTTGCAGGGTTTCCTTCATGGCCGCCTTGTTCTGGAAATAGGCCAGCCACGCAAACCGGCGGGCCACGACTTTTCCACGGCCCGCACGCGGAGGCGTGCCGAGCTCTAAATACGGGCTGTGCGGGGCCACGCCCGACTTGTAGCCGACAAGTCCCACAACCGTCAATCGTGTTTTGCCGCCATATTTACGCACCACAGTTCCAGGCGATGCACGAAGCCTGCCAGTGCGCTCCTTTGCTCCTAAAACGTTTTTCCGCAATGCCCACAACGCAGGCTGTAGTGCGTGCTCTACGGCTTCCACCACCTCAGACGGCTCAACTTGAAAGGTTTCCGCCAACGCCTTTTCCTTGAGCCAGCGGGCATCTTTCTGCGTCGTGTTGATTTTGAACGTGACTTCTCTGGCCATCACGTCGCCTCGTTTATGCGAAACTCGAACGACTGCTGCACCGAGTAGTACGGCAGCATCTGGTCATCGGCAGGCAAGTCAACTCCGTCTGCTTCCGTTTTCAGCGTGCTCCGCTGAATCGTCACGCCGGCCGTCGTGCCCGTCCACCCGTCCACCGCCAGGCGGACTGCTCGAGCAATCGACTTCACCGACGTGTACGAAGTGCCGTAGGTGGTCAGCTGCAACGTCACCACGGGGTTGCCGACGTTGCCGGCCAGAGACTGCGGACGCTCAACGGCAGTCCGCTGATATACGACAAGCGGCAGCGGCGTGCCCTGCGGGGCAATGAGCGGATACACCCGCGAGCCAATGAGCGAAGAGACGGCCGTCTGGCTCGTCAGCCTGGCGTACA